CTTTATATTTTCTCCGGGGGATATTTTTCAGGGTGCTTTTTATAGGGATACTACTGCGATTATATTTTCGGCATGTTTGTACCAGGCTTCTTTCAACTTATGGCTCCTTTCAAGTCTATAAAAACTACACGAAACCAATCCAAAACCAGTATATTCTCGGTGGTATCTCTATAAAGGGCACCCAAATCTAATAAGTTATATTTGTAAACACATACTAATCTAAAGAGGAGATGGCTAAAAGTGGCTAAACGAAAGCCTGCTTCAGGTTCTGCTCGTAAACCACGACCAGCGTTAACTCCTGAGGCACGAGAAAACCAACTAATCGCTAAAGCATACGACCTTGTAGAACAAAGATTAGAGGACGGAACCGCTACTTCACAAGAAACTACACATTTTTTGAAACTCGGGTCCTCAAGAGCAAGGCTTGAGCAAGAAAAACTAAGAAGGGAAACTGAAGTTCTAGTTGCTAAACGTGAAGCATATGAATCTTCGAAACGAATAGAGGAACTTTATGCCGGAGCACTTAAGGCAATGAGAACTTACAACGGCTTTGATGATGAGGAACTTTAGAACATATTCCGAACTAATCAAGCTCCCAACTTTTGAAGAAAGATTCCGGTACCTAATGCTTGGTGGTTCTGTAGGATCTGAAACTTTTGGTTTCGACCGATATTTGAACCAGCAATTTTACAAACTTCCTGAATGGAAGAAGATTCGTAACTATGTGATAGCTAGAGATAATGGCTGTGACTTAGCTTGCGAAGATCGTGAGATTCCAGATTGCGTTCGAATCTTAGTCCATCATATGAATCCAATAACTTTAGACGATTTGAAACACAAGAAAGACTGGGTCCTTGACCCTGAACATTTAATAAGCACTACAAAGATCACTCATGACGCTATACACTATAGCGACCAATCGATTCTTTTAACTACACCAATAGAAAGAAAGCCGAACGACACGTGCCCTTGGCGTTAGTTTGGAGAAAGAGGTAAACATGGACAGTATACTCGAATCTGTAAAGAAACAGATAGGACCAAGCGCTTCGTATACGGTTTTCGAACCTGATTTAATAATGCACATAAATTCTATATTTTTTGTGCTTAATGAATTAGGAGTTGGCCCAGAAGAGCCATATTCAATCACAGACTCGGAGCAAAAATGGGACGACTTCATGCCTAATATACCCGAGGCTGTTAAAACTTATATGGGAATCAAGACGAGACTATATTTCGACCCACCAACAAATTCAGCATTGCTTAACGCATTGCAGGAACAAGTGAAAGAGCTGGAATGGCGTCTTAATGTTTACGTTGATCCTGTTAAAGACTAAGGAGACGAACAATGCAATACGAAACATATTTGGCTCATCATGGGGTCAAAGGAATGAAATGGGGCGTCAGACGTTATCAGCCGTATCCTGACGGTGTTAAAGTACGAAAGAAAGGCCAGCCTAAACCGCCTAACGCTGTCTCAACATATTTGAGAAAGACAAAAGCCAACTCTGCTAGCGAAATTTACAAGCGCTCAAAAACTATGTCTGATGAAGAGCTTAAAGCGGCTAACAAACGTTATCAGCTTGAGCAGAATTATCGGCAGAATGCCATGAATGATGCTAGAGCTAGTAGAGGTTTCGCCGAAACAGTTTTAAGACAAAGCGGAAACATATTTGTAAAAGCTGCTATTGGCGCTGCGGCTGGTGCTGCGGGAGCATATGTTGGAAAAACAATCTATGAAAGCGTAAAAGGTGTAAGCATGTCTGACGTAAAAGCTTGGGCAAATGGCGCTCAGGCTGCCGTTGAAAATGTCCCAGTTAACATTAATTGGGCACGCTATATGAAGGATTTGAGAGGATAGGAGTAAATCATGCTATCAAACACGGCTATGCCGATTTATTACGGCCAATTCAGAGATGCCGTAATTCGCGGCGAGATTCCTGTGTGCAAAGAAATCTCGATGGAGATGAACAGGATAGATGATTTGGTAGCGAATCCCGGTGTCTACTATGACCCAGCTCCTGTTGAGGGCTGGATCAAATTTTGTGAGTCTGAGTTGACTTTGACTGATGGGCGAGATCTTCATTTGCTCGACACGTTTAAGCTATGGGGTGAACAGGTCTTTGGTTGGTATTACTTTGTTGAACACAGTGTATTTCAACCTGGTGAGAACGGCTCAAAAGGGCGATACGTTAAGAAGCGTATTAAGAAGCGACTTATTAATAAACAGTACTTAATCCTTGGACGGGGTGGCGCCAAGTCCCTTTACGACACATGCATCCATGCTTACGGCATCGCTTGTGATACATCTACTACTCATCAGATAACCACATCCCCTACAATGAAGCAATCCGAAGAGGTTCTTCAACCATTTGGCACCGCTATAGCTCGAGCGAGAGGCCCTTTGTTTCAATTCCTAACTGAGGGGTCCATACAGAACACCACAGGGTCAAGGGCTAATAGACAGAAACTTGCGTCTACTAAGAAGGGAATTGAAAACTTCCTTACTAATTCCTACTTGGAGATCAGGCCCCTGAGTATTAACAAACTACAGGGTCTGAGAGTAAAATACTCAACAGTTGATGAGTGGCTTTCTGGTGATTTGAGAGAAGACCCCATCGGTGCAATCGAACAAGGCGCTGCTAAAGGCGATGTTCCAGATTACATCATCGTTGCAACGAGCTCCGAGGGAACTGTTCGAAACGGGTCGGGCGATTCAATCAAAATGGAATTAATGGACATCCTAAAAGGAGACTACTACAATCCTCACGTGTCTATTTGGTGGTACAAACTCGATTCTATTGATGAAGTTGGAAAGCCAGAAATGTGGCTTAAGGCCAATCCTAATCTTGGAAAGACTGTAACCTACGAAACTTATCAGTTGGACGTTGAGAAAGCTGAAAAAGTACCTTCTCAGCGTAACGATATTTTGGCTAAGAGGTTCGGTATCCCTATGGAGGGATACACATACTACTTTACTTACGAAGAAACCCTCCCACATAGAAAGCGTGACTATTGGCAGATGCCTTGTGCTATGGGTGCAGACCTATCTCAAGGCGACGACTTCTGCGCCTTTACTTTCTTGTTTCCATTACCGCGTGGAGCATTTGGAATCAAGACCCGAAGTTACATAACATCACTTACGTTGATGAAACTTCCAGGGGCTATGCGATCGAAGTACGAAGAGTTCATCAATGAAGGTAGTTTGATTGTCTTAGAAGGAACAGTCTTAGACATGATGGAAGTCTATGACGACCTTGATAGTTTCATTGAAGACTCAAACTTCGATGTTCGAGCTTTTGGTTTCGATCCGTACAATGCCCGAGAGTTTGTTGAGCGCTGGGAGAAGGAGAATGGTCCTTATGGCATTGAGAAAGTTATTCAAGGAGCCAAAACTGAATCAGTTCCGTTAGGAGAGTTAAAGAAGCTGGCTGGTGAGCGGCTTCTTTTGTTTGACCAGGAATTGATGTGCTTCGCCATGGGTAACTGCATAACCATGGAGGACACGAATGGAAACCGTAAGCTTCTTAAGAAACGGTATGAGCAGAAGATAGATAACGTTTCAGCTATGATGGATGCTTACATCGCATACAAACTTCACAAAGAAGACTTTGAATAGAAAAATTCAAAATGGGAGTGAATCATGACTAATGAACTATACCATCATGGCGTCAAAGGCATGAAGTGGGGTGTGCGTAAAACTCGAACGAAAACGGGTCGTAATATTTCTGTAAGACAGCAGAAAACTCCTCTTCTTGCAAAAGGACTTTCCAGAGTAAGTCCTAAAATTCGTGATACAGTCAATCGATCTATGAACGCCGATATTGTCTACAACAATAAAAAAGTAGGCGATCTTCAGATTTATAGAACTTCTAAAGATGAACTTAATGGCGTATGGCTTGGGGTAAACGAAAAGCAAAGAGGTCAGGGTATAGCCGATGCGGTCTTGAAGGAAACCATTAATTACGCTAAAGAAAATGGCTATAAATATATGACTTTAGAAGTTCCTGGAAATAGCCCCGATGCTCGACATATTTACGAAAAGAATGGCTTTATTGCAGTTAAACAAATTTCTAGCAGCGATGATGTTTGGGGTGGTTTAACTTCAATGAGAAAGGATTTGAGAACATGACAAACGAACTATACCACCACGGCGTAAAAGGAATGAAGTGGGGAGTTAGGAAAGACAATAGAAACCCTAACTACTCCGAATCTCAAAGACGCCGTGACAGACGAATCTACAGCGAAAGCGGAGTTCGCCGAATCAACAAAAGTATGAACCGAGGCGAATCGATTTCTGGAGCTAGAAGTATCGAAGCTGAAAGAATCAACTCGACTAGAAGGAAAGCTCGCGTCGCTGGACAGGTTGGAAGTGTAGCTGGTGGCGTTGGAGGTGCGGTTGGAGGATATTTCGCAAGCAAGTTTGTGACTAATTTCCTTGCTCAGAATTCATCTCCAGCACTTGCTGATGCCATGCGTGACCCGATGGTAAATTTAGCAGTTTCCGCTGCTATATCTACCGGAGCAGCTAAGGTTGGAACTCAGCTTGGACGCTACGGAAGCCAGAATGCTGCTATGGTTATGGGCGGCTATGATTACAGAAAGTTCAGGTGATGGCTATGACAAACGAACTTTACCATTACGGTGTAAAAGGCATGAAATGGGGAGTACGACATGATAAAGTTCGGGCCGCTCGTCGTAG